CACCCGCTCTACTGATGCCGGGTTGACACACCCCTCTATGGATTTTGTTGGAGCGGGTGTTAAGAATTTAAACATGCGTCGATACGCTGGCTCAGTCGAAATTCTTAATCTCAAGGTCGGCGATAATGTCAGTATTGACGGTGCAGGCAGGCTAATTACAATTAATGCTAACTGCACAGGCGGGACGGTTGTGATTGCTGGGTTTTTTGACTTAGAGAATAATTCCGGCGGGGTTGTCGCAGTTGTTGATACGTCTCGATACGCAATCGACAATGTGAGCTTTGATCCTACGGCCATTGCAGCTATACAGGCTCAGACTGATCAAATGGTCTTCACACTACCGGGGATTATCGACAGTAACCCTAAAGCTTTTAATGATAATGTGGTGACGGGTGACGGCGTCACTAACCCAATCCGCACAGCTCCGTAATGATTGATCTATTCGCTGACGGATTATTTGCTGATGGGTTATTTGCTGATGGGTTATTTTTCCAAGTCGGTGACGTTGTCAATCAGGTACCGACTTGCGTGGTAACGTCAAATATTGAGGTTTCACGTAATGACATAGCCGTCACTTTTGACTTGTCAGCGTCAACCGACCCTGAGGGTGAGACCCTAACTTATGTTGTATTACCAGGGGATGGGTCGGTTGAAATACAATCACCCACCCCAATTATTAGTCACCTCTACCCGCCTGGTATTTTTACAGCGTCATGCAGTGTGTTAGATTCAATACAATCCTCAAATATAGTAACCGTAGGGGTTACTATAAACGCAATCCCTACTAGTGTACTTAATGCAGTTAGTGGTTCATTGGCCAATGTGATTGATGGTGACCTACTAACTGGTGTTAGTGGTGAGAATTTACAATTTATATTCCCACCATCGCGCGTCGACCAAGGCCTAATCTACTCTATTGACCTCAATGCAATCACCCAATAACCCATTTATACGCAATATCGAGCTGCTCATTGGGCCGCTGGCGGATGATGTGGGTGGTGGAAATAGCTCAGAAGCCTTGCGTATTTTTAGTGACGGAGGGCGAGAAGATTTAGCTATTGAGTTTAACATTAAAAAATACTTACAATCGTCGGCTAATACTGCTGATATCGTCATCTATAACATGCGCGCTGAAAGCCGTGAACGCATCCGGGCCACTTTGTCACGCGTACGAATGCGTGTAGGTTGGGCAAACACAGGTTTGAGTTTGTTGATGCAGGGGGGTGTACTAAATGTGAGAACCCCCAAGGATGGCGCGGAGTATGTCACAAAACTAACAGTATTAGACGGATTTGGGGGTATCACAAAGGGTGTTACCAATAGAACTTTTTTAGGTGGACAAAGTGTGGAAACTTTAGTGCGTTCTATTGCTGCTGATATGCCCGGTGTTGAGTTAGGGCGAATTGATATTGATGGCATATTGTCGAGTGGTGGTCTAACTGTATTAGATCGATCAAGTAATGAACTGGACAATTTGGCAAATCAATATGGTTTCACATGGTCTGTTCAAGATGGCCGCTTTCAGGCGATTTCTGACAATCGCGCATTTGATCGAGTCTTCGAAATTAACGCAGAGAACCAAAACCTAATTAATATCACCCCCACCCTAGCTGGTGCGATGCAACATAATAATGGCGTGACTATTGAGTCAATATTAAATCCCGAAATACGACCAGGTGACCAAATGCGTGTAACCAGTATCAGCAACCCCATGCTTAACGGCTCATATAAAGTTTTCAGTGTTGAATTTTCCGGCGCTACATACAATAGTGATTGGATTATGGTTACACGTGCATTTAAAATACTGGAGGTCGTATAATGGATTTACGCGGTCAATCCGAATCAGGTGCACTGCTGGAAACCGTGCGACGCGAGATGTCGAGGGCTTATACACACACCCCTGGTACAGTTATAAACTTTGACAGTGTAACTCAGTTGGCAGTCATACGGCCTAATATCAGACGCTATATCACTATTGACGATGAGCGCATAACTGTAGATATGCCTGAGGTTGTACGTGTACCATTAGTTATGCCGTACGCGCATGGCGCTGGGTTCGCGCTCACTTTGCCTGTTCGCCCTGGTGACCAAGTACTGTTAGCAGTGTGTGATCGATCAATCGATAATTGGGTTGATAACAGTGGTGTACAGTCCCCAGCGCAGCCAGTGCAGTCACGCTCACATCACATTACTGACAGTTTAGCAATTGTGGGGGCGAACCCAGCGCCGGTTGCACTAGCTAACTATTTTAGTCAAGGTCTTGAATTGCGTAATCGTGACCGCAGTGTGAGGATGTCAATTACGGATAGTAATGCAGTTATCACCGTAGGTGATAGTGTGATAACTGTTGATAGTGGTACAATAAGACTCAACACCGGTAGTGCAAGTATGACAATCAACTCATCGGGCGGTGTCACAATCGACGCACCCGGCGGGCTTAATATTAATGGGGATGTGGAAATACAAGGGATTGTTAACGTGAGTCAAGCACTCACAGCTTTAGAGTTATCGACTAGTGTCGGCTTGACATTTTCAACGCATCGACATACTGGCGTTGATCGGGGTACACAAACTACAGATGGGCCAATTTAATGAGTTTTACTCTATTGCTTAACACCACCGCACATGATCTGTCAATTGTAAACGGTCGATTTGCGTTAATAAGTGGGGTTGATGAAATAAACCAGCGAATCAACGTCACTCTCCGTCACTTGCAAGGTGAGTATTTTCTGGACATTCAAGACGGCACACCGTGGTACACCGACCTGCTGGGTTCAAAAAGCGCTATCGCAGAAGTAAATTTAGTACTTAGATCAAGGGTGTTGTCAGTGCCCGGAGTACTGCGTATTAACACCTTCGATGCGGGCTTTGACAATACCACGCGCGCATACTCGATTACAATGTCGGTGCAAACGAGCGATGGGGTCATTGATGCCGACCTAACTATACCTCTTTAAAATCAGGTGTGATCCCCCGCTAACACCCTGCGCTTGCTATACAGTACATGATCAATCACTAAGAATTGACCGTTGATCCACTGTGTGACTTGTGGAGGGTCAATGTCATTAGCTTTTGCAAATTTAGTTTGCACACCGCTGTGATGCTCAATGATATAATTCCGCAATGTGAGTACCTTCACACCTTTATCCATCTTAACTCTCTCGCTTGTAAACATTGTAATTATAGTATCATACTATACAAATTAACAATTATTTAATGTTATACTCGATCATCGAGTATATAAGGTACAGCTTACAAAATGACCGATTTTGGATTAATGTCGGATGGCTTTAGACTCAAACGACTAGCCGACATCCGCGCCAGTATTTACGCTCGACTGTCATTGATCACTGACCGGGATAGTGGTGAGTCATTAAACACCGATTTCGATGAAAACGACCCACTTGTCCAAATACTCGACGCCGTGATCGAGGCGAACGCAGAAGCATGGATGCAGTTAGAAAATGTAGTACGCTTTTTAGACCCCGATGCCGCAACAGGTGTGGTGCAATCTGCAAGTGTGCAAATCAATGGCATCAATCGACGGGCGGCTACGGCGTCGCGCGTTGACTTACAGTTGACCGGCACCCCCGGTACTATAATTCAGTTAGGTCAACGAGTGTCAGACCCCATGCAGGTTATCACATTTGTGACCACCATGCCCATTACTCTTAGCGGTGCAGGGGTCGGCGTTGTCCCCGCATTAGCGGAAGTGACTGGCCCTGTCCCCGCTCAAACCGCCACCCTAACTAATATTCTCACCCCTGTAGCTGGCTGGGTTAGTGTTGTTAATTTGCAGGATGCAATCCTGGGCGAGCTGGAAGAATCTGACTCAATATTGCGTGCACGACGTGCACGAACTACCGAAGCTCCGAGCCAGAGCACAAGCGAAGCCATCTTTAGTGCGCTCTCTAATATCCCCGGTGCTGAATTTGTGAGACTGCTGGTCAATAGCACGTTCACTACGGACGCGCGTGGGATACCCGGAAAATCAATTGCGGCGGTGTTGCAAGGTGGTGACGACCAGTTGATTGCTGAAACTTTATTTCTACGAACGGCCGCAGGTGTTGGGTATTTTGGTAATACCGCGCGCGTGATAACCGACAGACAGGGTATTGATAATCAAGTGCGTTGGATTAGACCCACCCCAGTACCCGTATTTATTGCAATCAACCTCACAATTAATGACATGCGTCAATTTGGTGCAGACGGTGTAGACCGTATAATCGAGGCAATACTTGTGTATGCTCAAAATGGTGCTGCTACGCTAGGTGTGACAACAGGCTTTAGACAGACTGGATTCTTACCCGGGGATAATATAAATGTGTCGAGGTTATACACACCCCTTAACAGCATCCCCGGTCATATAGTCACTAATATAATGGTTGGGTTGTCTTCACTAACTATTAATAGTTCAGACCTACCTATTAATTTTGATCAGATTGCAGCGCTCGATAGTAGTCGCATCTTTATAAATGTTAGTTGATGTCACACCGCTTAACAAAGACTTAGTAGCCCAAGGTGGTTCACGTCTGATGTTTCAATTCAGTCGTTCATTTTTAGTTAATTGCTTTCTTTCCGCGGTGATCGAAGAAGAGCAAGAGTTACATAACGCAGTTATTAATGCGTTAGATGTTTTCCAGCTTGATAATGCTGCTGACATAAATTTGGATGTGTGGGGTCGAATTGTAGGCCAACCACGAATTTCATTAAATGCCGAGCAGCGGGTATTTTTTGGGTTTGATAATCGTGGGCGTTTTGATTCCACCTCGTGGTTCTCAACCGGTGCAGCATTATTCGGGGATTTGCCCGCACTGGATAGTGAATTTCGACGGTTAATATTTTCAAAGATTTTTAAAAACCACGTACATCCGGCAAGCACACCTGAGTTAATAAGGTTTGTACAATTATTTAATGGCCTTGACGTCAGCTTTGTGAGAGTGGGGCCGATGGAATTGTGCATGACAGTACTAACTGATATCACACTCGGTCAACTAACCACTTTATTGATTGACGAGTCTGATGGTTTTATTGAGCAGCGCACTATTTTGCCGTTACCAGTCACTGCGCGAATAACTAAAATATTGTCCTCACCTGCGGGCGGGTTTGGATTTGATGGTGACCAGCGACATTTTGACACCTCACGTTTTAGCGTGGGGTTTACAACACAACAACTAAGTGAGTTTACATAATGGCCAGCACTCGTGATAATAACATACCTGCAATTTTTGGCGATGATGCCAACACTACTATACCCACTATCCCCGCACAGGGTGTAGCGTATCGCAATACGGCATTGACCCCAGCAACCCTGTTAAGTGGTTTTGGTTTTGATACCCTCGCTGACAGCGCAGATATCAATGAAGTCTTGCATATCTTATATGAGTTAGCAACTGAGGTCGACCGATCGGGCATTTTGGGCTGGTCGGAAACCGTCGATTACACAACGCTCAACGGTGTAGTAAGGGGTTCGGATGGCACGTTTTATGTGTCAACTGAGTTAAGCGGGCCGGGCGCAGTTGATGGTGTGCGCGACCCGGCAAATGGCGCAAATGTTCCGTCGCACTGGAGGACACTTGTTGACTTTATTGGCGGTGGTGCCGGTGTAGGCACCACCGATCTGACTGTAGCACGCACAAGCACTGAAGTTACAATACAATCGAGTACAGGCTCTAACGCTACAATTCCATCGGCATCAATAACTCAAGCGGGTGTGATCAGTGCAGCGGATCAGGCTAGACTAAATGCAGTTAGTTCGAGCCCGGTTGCGGTTAATTTAATCACGGTAGTGACAAACACTGTGTATACTCGTCCAACATCCGTCAGATCAGTTAAATTTACAGTAGTCGGTGGTGGTGCCGGCGGTGGTGGGACGGGGCTTGATGGGGCTATTGCAGGCGGTCTTGCAGGGGGTGGTGGTGCCGGTGGGGTGAGCATAATTGTGAGTTCCGACCCGACTGAAACTGTGTTCAGCCTTACCGTTGGTGCTGGGGGTGGTGGTGGTAATAACACTGGAACTAACGGTGGGCCCGGGGGGTTTTCGTCAATTGCAATTGATGGTGGGTCAGTGATATTTGGCAATGGTGGCGGTGGTGGAATCGGCAACCCTTTTTTGACTACCGCTGCCTCTGGGGGCGTTGGCGGCAATGCTACAGGTGGTGACTTTAACATACCCGGGCAGTCAGGCTCAGATAGTATTGGTAGCACTACTGCTCCTATCCAATTTGGTGCGGGTGGTTCGCCGGCAATGTTCGGCCGCGGTGGATTGGCTGGACAGATCGCGGGGGCTGATATGGATGGTGTGCTCGGTGGCGGTGGCAGTGGGGCTTCAGGCCCAGCAAGGGCCGGTGGTGGTGGTGGCGACGGCTTTATTCTAATTGAGGAATTTTTCTAATGGTTAAATTTCAGCCTGCATTTAATTTTATGCTCCCTCGCGAGGGTGGCCACACATTTACTAATGATGGTGATGATCCCGGCGGTGCTACAAAGTGGGGGATATCCTTACGCACATTAGCTAAAATTAATGACTTGCGGTTTGATATTGACCGAGATGGTGACATTGACATAGATGATGTTAAATCACTAAGTCGCGGTGATGCATATGATTTTTATTATCGGTACTTTTTTAAAAATACTAACTATAATCATATAGTTAGTCAGACTGTTATTAATAAACTTTTTGACACCGCTGTAAACATGGGGGCGTCACAAGCCACTCGATGTATGCAGCGTGCGGTTAGAGCGACTGGCGCTTATCTGGTCTCAGACGGGAAGTTCGGCCCTAAAAGTTTAAAGGCGATTAACAAGGCAGACCCCGAGCAGTTACTAATTGCATTTAGGTCTGAGCAAGCAGGGGTCTATCGGATGATTATTGCTAGAAAGCCAATGTTGGCTAAATACAAGCGTGGATGGTATCGCCGTGCATACGATGATAATGAGGGTTAAAATTATGAACTATTTACTAGAACGAGCAAGCGAAGCATCGACATGGCGCGGAATTATTGCGTTAGTTATGTCATTTGGTGTGATGCTTTCACCCGATCAGATTGAATCAATCGTGGTTATTGGATTGGCGGGTGTCGGCCTTCTCGGTGCATTTTCCTCGGACAAGAAGAATGTATAAACTACTGGCCGCCGCGTTACTGTTGGCTGTGGGGTGTGTGTCAGCCCCTCAAATCAACAGCCCGATTGACAGCATCACCTTCGCTTATATCCAAATTACCGAAACTGCAAAACAAACAGAGTTGGCAAGACGGGGTGGCAGCATCACACTCGCGCAAGCCCTGACAGTTAAAAGTAAACTACAAATTGCCACTAACTCAGTTCGGCAAGCTGAAGCATTGATGTGCATTATTACAGTCAACCCGGCATGTGTTATTGATGCCGAGGGTGCGCAATCTAAAGTTTCCCGCGCGCTGTCGATCACGCAGCTGATTAGAAACGAGGTGTCAGAATGAATGCAATAGCAATATTGGCGGTAGCTGAGGCTGGTTTACGTCTATTAGAATCTTACAATATCAGTGCGACCCGATTCGCACAAGAGCGCGAACGTGGCCCCATCACACCTGAGCGATTGCTTGAGTTGCGTGATGAAACCCAAAGTGCTATTGATGCGATTGGTGAGGATTAACGTTATTAATTAATGTCCAAGCCCGTTTAGCGTAATATTCGATATTAATGTTAAGCGGGTTAAAATCTTGTGCATCATTGCACAAACTCACAAACCAACCGGCTTCAAAGTCAGTTGAGCGCTGGGTGTATTTTGATTTGTTTTTAGTGTGATATCGAGGGTCATGGTCAGTGGGTGACACACTAAAGTAATCACATTCACTAACACCGTTCGCTTTTTTAAACCAACCAATTTCATACCCAGTTGTTGGCGGACTAACTTTAGTTAGTTGATCACCAACCTTGCTGACATAATACCGTGATGTGTTCTGAATTTTATCTCCACCTAGTAATAAATAACTATTCTTAGGTACCTTGGCCTTTAGCATAAAATCAAAACCCTGTGTGTGATTAGTTATAAACTTAACCGGGTCTACTCCACGCAGCAAATAAGCCTCAACGGCTTTAGGTATAACCAGCGCACTGTGATCTTTATACCACAACACTTCTCGTGTTGCGGGGTTTTCTCTCGCGGTTTCATGACAAAACTCACCGATGCGTTTAACACCACCACTAACTTTAACAGCCGTATAATTATTGACATCACGGATAAACATGGATGAGTACTCGACTTCTTCTAATTCTAATCCTCGCGCCCACCTTTCCCATTGCCGCATCATTTCCCGCATACGTGTGAGGTCATTACGATTAACCAGTACGGTCATACCATCTGTATTAATTTGTAAAAGCCGCAGATCAGCGATATGCATGGTCAATATCTCGGCTAATTTACACAACAGTAATTGACCGTTGATTGTTATGCTCATTGTGTACTGTGGGTCATAAAATG